GGCAGCTCACAGGACGGCACTAAAACGCTGACCTGGGTGACGCGTCCAATTGCATAGTTAAGGAGTAAGGCGATGGAGCATAATATTCAAACCGATGTTGGTTTCGGCGGCTCGGTGGCAGCAAGTGGCGGCCTTGGCTTACATGGTCGAGCCCCTCGATCGTTGTATCACTTTGAATGCGTCAAGCCGGACGGATCGATCCGTTGGTCGGAAAAAATCGGCAATGTGGTCACCCTGGATGGCAGGATTCATTTGCTGACCAATTATTTCAAAGGATCCAGCTATACCGCCAGCTGGTATGTGGGTATTATTAAATCCACGCAATCCCCCAACTCCACGGATTATATGGCCAGCACGACCCGCGACTGGGCCGAATCCACCGCCTATTCCGATGGTGCGCGCCGGACCTTGACACTGGGTTCAGTATCGACTGCATCGGTCGATAACTCCACCACCAAGGCCAGTTTTACCATCAACCAGACCACCGAGATTTTTGGGGCATTCGTCACCAATAGTTCCCAAATTTCCACCGGCAGCACCTATATCTTATATGGCGCGGCGGTGTTTAATAACCCGTCCTCTTCCGGTCGCTCGGTGGTGTCCGGCGATACCTTGAACGTTACTGTGACATTGACTGCCAGCACCTCTTAATAATTCATGACAAGCGTCGGTCCGAATTACGCCGGGTCGGGCGCTGATGTTTCTGGCGTTGGGACGCTGACATGGTCCAACCCTGGTAACATTACCGCTGATGATACTAGCTTTGCAGTTGTCTCTCACGGTTCAGGAACCACTTCATCTCATTGGCTCTATGGTAGTAGCTTTGGTTTTAGCCTGGGTGCCGGTGATACCGTTAATGGGATCGTGGTGGAAATCCTGGGGAAAGCCCAATTTTCAGGGAGGGCCAGAGACGACCAGGTATTTTTAACCAAAAACGGAACCAGTACGGTTGGCTCAGATAAGGCCACGGATACAACCTTCGGAACAACTGAATCCACTCGTACTTATGGCAGTTCCAGCGATTTATGGGGAACCACATGGACCGCGAGTGAGGTTAATGCCTCCACGTTTGGTGTTTTCTATCAATCTACATCGGCAGGCGGTACAACAACTCATAGTATTGATTTTATCCGGATTACTATCACCTACACCGCTGGTGCAACCACCTACAACGAATCGGTTACTGTAGCTATGCGCGCGGGGGCTTCTACTTCCGCCGTAGCGGTCCAAGCCGCATCCGTTACTCTGGAATCGCGGCAGGGGCTTGCCCCAGCCGCGAGCCGGATGACGGACAATACAATTTCAATTGGTGTCCTTCAAGGACTTACGTTCATTGGCGGCAAGTCCATTGATGGCGCCATTAGCCTGAATACCCAGCAAGGCTTAACCATGGCGGCCGCTTGGAGTTTTGCAGGAACAATCTCTATCGGTACGTTGCAAGGCCAGTCCAATGCGGTGTTATTGACCCATGAGCCTGCATTATCGCTGACAACCATGCAAGGCTATTCTCAATCGGTCATTCAGACTTTGATTGCTTCATCCAATTTTGTAAGCCCGATGGGCGCAGCATGGACGGGTAATCTGATCATGCCGGTATCTAGCGGTTATGGCATTTCTGCTGGATTTGCTGATATGGGCGGGCTGAATCTAACCGATTCCATGGCATTGGGCAGTCGGTTTGGTTTAACCCAGACCATTGATTTAACTTTTTATGACAGCCTAACCATTGGCGGCCCACGCTTGGGGATGGCCAATAATGCTTCGGTTACGGTTTCTGAATTTATTTCCCTGGATACCAAAATCGGGCAAACGGTTGCAACCCTCCTGACCCAAGAGCCGAATCTTTCGTTCGGCGCCAGCATGGGTTATAACCAAACCGGCAATTTGGTGATGTCGGCATCGGTGCCGATGATTGTGCTGCAAGGCCAATCCGCTATCGGTGGCTTGACCTTGGAAAATGCCGCCGGGCTGGGCGTTCGATTGGGATATTCACCCACTGCCATCCTGAATGCGGCCGGTTCCATTGACTTGGGCAATCAAGTCGGACTTGGTTTGATTGCTACCCTGGTGATTGATACGGCGACCCCATTTGCCTCTCATATGGGATATTCGCCGGATGTCACGGTCAATTTGGGTGGATCGTTCGCCCTTGGAATGCGCTCCGGGTACGATGATTCCCCCGGATTGGCTGCGGCAGGAAGCCTTGCATTTGGCCCGGCTTTAGGTGTCACAGTGGCCACGCTGTTACAAGCGTCTGGCCAATTGTCGATGCCGGTGCGGGTTGGCTTGGCTCCTTCCGCCACAGTCACCAGTACAGCCACTTATCCGGGCACGTTGACTCTGACTGTGACGAATGTCAGCACCTTGGCCAATACATTCTCATCGAACAATCAATTGTCCATCACCGTGACCCAACCCAGTGGCATGACTGGATCATTCAGCGGAATCAATTCATTGACATCGACGATTCAAGGACTCACGGTTTTGACCAGTACGGAGACAACGCTTCCATGACGATTTCAGCCGCCCCCAAAGGGCAAGTCTTCCGGCTTCAAACGAGTGTACAGACCAATAGCACCTATCAAATGCCGACTGCAGTTTTGCTCTATATTATTGACCCGCTTGGAACGTCAACGACGTATAGTTCCTCTCAAATGAGCAGCACGGGAACCGGGTTTTACTATTACGATTACACGATCCCTCGGGAAGGCATGTTTTATTACAAATGGGTCACCACCGGGAATGGTGCAGGCGCGATTAGCGGCCAGTTTCGTGGGCTGGATACCCCATTTGATTCATAAATATAAAAACTGAAAGGCGGATTCAGTGAGATTAGCGATTATTCCTGCGCGCGGCGGTAGCAAGCGGATTCCACGAAAGAATATTAAAGACTTTCAGGGGATGCCCATTATTGGGTATGCCATCGATGCGGCTCGAAAATCTGGCTGTTTCGATGAGGTGATGGTATCAACAGAAGATTGGGAAATCCGGGAAATTGCAGAGCAGTTAGGTGCAGTTATACCTTTCTATCGTAGTGCCAGAAATGCTAATGATCATATTGGGACGGTACCGGTCCTGTTGGAAGTGTTAGAGCGATATGCAAGGGAGATTGGCTCATCATTCACGGATGTCTGCTGCATTTATCCTTGTAATCCATTTCTGACGGCGGAGAAATTGAAGGGCGGACTGGATAAACACGCCAAGAGCAGAGCGGATAGCACCTTCCCCGTGGTGAAATACAGCTACCCTCCACAACGCGCACTGCGTCTTGATGGCTGGGGAACTGGGATTGAAATGATTCATCCTGAGAATTACGAGAGCCGATCGCAGGATCTGGATCCTATATACCATGACGCAGGGCAATTTTACTGGCTGCGAACCTTGGCGCTGGCGGAGCAACAGAAGCTTTTCATGAAGCGTTCAACGCCGCTGATATACAGCGAGTTGGAAGTGCAGGACATTGACACGTTAGAAGACTGGACACTGGCGGAGGTGAAATACCAGTTATGGCGGAACAACTCTCAGTACTTATCATCGGAGCAGGTACCAAAGGAGCATTCGGCCCCGTAAGCCACGCGGAAGCGTTTAAAAAAGCGGGTTTTAAAATCCTTGGCTTTTATGACACAAATCGGGAAAAAGCCGTTCAAGCTGCCGAAAAATGGGGCGGTGAAGCTTATTACAATTGGGGGCATGTTTGCCGAAATGAAACACCTGATGTTATCAGCGTTGCAGTTTCGGATGATCAGCATGCAGCGGTGCTAGATGAAATAGGGCATAAGCCATTCAGATTCCTATTTGCAGAAAAGCCGTTTGGACAATCGGCCATTCTTGCCAGAAATTATGCGGAAGTTTTCAAAGAAAGAAAAATTCCGGTGATGGTGAATTACACCCGCCGATTTTTCATAACCAATGGTTTTATCCGAGAACTTGAATTTGGTGCTTTCTTAGGTGGCTCTGGGTTCTATGGGAAAGGACTGTATCACAATGGCTCGCACCTGCTTGATACCCTCGCGATGCTCCTGGGCGATGTCGAATCTGTCAAAGCCCTTGATAAGGTTTATGACGGCGATCCAGCAGACCCCAGTGTGTCCGCCGTTTTGGTTTACCAAGGGAAACCAGTTTATATTGGGGTTATACCTCGGACTTGCATCAACGCTTTTGAGGCTACCCTCTACTTTAAAAAAGGAGCCATCCGGCTTACTGATTGCGGGCGCAAGATTGAAATATGCAACGCCATCTCTAGAGCAGACCTTCCTACAGAGTATATTTATGAGGAGGATGGTGAGGAATTCTACCAAAATCCCGCAAAAACGCCCATGGATGTTGCCGTCCAAAATATCGCGGATCATCTAAACCACGGCACTCCCCTTTTGAGCCCAGTTGAAAACGCAATTCGGGTGCTTGAAATCTGCGAGGCACTATCATGACAGCGATTGGGCAAGAAGAAAAAGATGCCGTGATGCGCGTGCTGGATAGTGGTTTACTGTCTGGGTATATTGCTGGGAGCCACTTCGGGGGCAAAGAAGTCAACGCCCTGGAAGATGAATGGGCCAAATATTTCGGATTTAAACATGCCATAGCTATGAACAGCGCGACCAGTTGCTTAATTGCAGCATGCGGTGCGCTTGGGCTGGAAGCTGGGGATGATGTAGTTGTTCCTGCGCTCACCATGTCTGCCACGGCTGTGGCACCGATGGTCTATGGTGCTAATGTCCATTTCAGTGAAATTGAACGCGATTATTTCTGCCTGGATCCCGATCAAATTGATTGGAACGAAACCTGTGCCATTATTACAGTGGATATTTTTGGGCAATCCTCACATCCACGCTTGCATGAAATGGCCTATAACAAGGGGATTAAGGTAATCCAGGACGCATCCCAGCGACCAATTCCCGGTGGCTTTGGAGATATCGTGGTGCATTCTCTGAATTACCACAAGCATATTCATTGCGGTGAAGGCGGCATGGCTTGCACTAATAATGATTTCCTGGCTGAAAAAATGCGGCTGATTCGCAATCATGGCGAATGTGGGAAAAGCCTCATAATTGGTTACCCCTACAAAGGATTGTTTGGCTTCAATTTTCGCTTAACGGAGATTCAGGCGGCCATTGCCCGTGTGCAACTCACCAAGCTGGAAGCCGAGGTAAAACGCCGTCAAGAATTGGCTCGGACAATTCCCGATTTGGCGCCAGTTCGTCCAGGCTTTGATCATGCGTGGTATTTATTCCCGCATGAAAGAGAATTGCTTGGCAGTTTCCGGTATCAGAAGCCGCTCTATAATCTGCCCTTGTTTCCAGGTAGGCCAGGCAATTTCCCGGTTACGGAGCAAGTCTGGCAATCAATTTGGATGACACGGCCATGAAATTTATACATGGACAACGGGTGATTCTGGAGCTTTTGGGGAAAAAGCATATAACCGATGCCTATCTGGAATGGCTTAACGATCCAAGCGTCAATCAATTCACATCGCGTGGTGTTTACCCCATAACCAAGATGGACTGCCAATTTTATGTTGATACCTGCCAATCGGAAAGTCGGATGGTATTTGCCATTACAGACCCAGATGGGGTATTTATCGATGAAGCCGGGAATGTTTCATCCCATCTTGGCAATATCTCACTTCAACAGATTGACTTGATAAACCGCAGCGCGGAGCTGGCCATCATGATTGGTGAACGATCAGCATGGGGGCAGGGCTACGGATTAGAGGCAGCCCAACTGCTTTGTCGGCATGGATTTAACGAATTGGGACTGAACCGGATTTATTGCGGAACGCATCAAGGCAATATCGGAATGCAAAAACTGGCGGAAAAACTCGGCATGCGGAGAGAAGGCCAGTCCCGGCAAGCTTTATTTAAAAACGGCGTATTTGCGGATGTCATTCATTATGGCGTGCTAAAAGAGGAATTCTAATCAGTGCCCATTTCGGTTTCAACCAAAGCCAGCCACTATCCCATCACCGTGGAAGAGGCCAAGGAACACCTGCGGGTGACGGATACCAATTCCGATTCCTATATTCAAGGCTTGATCGCCATGGTGACGGAATATGTGGAAGGTGTGACCGGGCGGACATTAATCACCACGCAATACACCTGGAAATTGGATACATTCCCATGCAATCAATATTTGTATGTGCCGAAACCGCCATTGCAGGCGGTGTCTTCCATCACGTATATCGATACCGATGAATCCACCCAAACCTGGGGTTCGACCTATTACACAGTGGATTCTGATAGTATTCCGGCGCGGCTTACCCCAGCCTATCAGGAAACCTGGCCGATTACCCTGAACGTGCCCAATGCGGTGACCATTACCTATACCGCCGGACATAGCAGTCATTTGGGCGGCGTGCCGGAAGGCATCAAACATGCCATTAAATTTCTGGTGGCCCATTATTGGTCAAACCGTCAGGAAGCGGTGACAGCTGCCGCGCTGGTGACGTCGGTCAACACGCCGAAGGCATCCGATTGGTTGCTGGCCCGTTATCAAGTGCCGTTCTTTGAGGGATATTGATATTTAATAAGACCCGAATATTCAAGCCATTCTGAGCATTTTGGACATTTCATAACCAAATAACACCCATTCTCAATGTTGGCATAAGATTGAGGGCTGGTTTTGAAATTGTCCTGAATAAGGCCACAGCGCTGGCAATTTAAATAAAAGGTGCCAGTTCCTCTGCAAAACTCCAGCACCGTTTTTTGTTCGTAATCCACAAATCGGATTGTTTTGTATTCCAGTAAATCATCAGCCATAGGAAACATTGTAGCAGATGGACATCGGCAAAATGGATCGGTTGATTACGATCCAAACGCCAACCAATTCGCTGGATAGCGAAGGCGGCGTTTCAAAAAGCTGGAGCACCGGATATCAGGTATGGGCTGAAGTCATCCAGAAGGGTGGCCGGGAAGCCTTCAAACATGAGCAAGTCCAGGCGGATGTCGATACCATTTTCAGGATTTATTACAATGCGACTGTCATTCCAACTCGCACCCAGCGTATTGTTTATAACTCCACCAATTACAACATTATGGATGTGCGCGAATTGGGCTATGGGGAGCGCTGGGAAATCATGGCGAAGGCGAAATCCTCATGACCATTGAAGCGGACTTGCGTGGAATATTAACCACCAGCACCAGCGTGGCGGCTCTATCCAGCGACCGGGTTTACCATATCAATCTGATTCAAGGGGTGACCTACCCGGCCATCAGTTATTTGCGCATCAGCACCACGCGGGAATCCTGCATGGGCAATGATGCAGTGAATGTGGCCGCGCGGTTTCAATTTGACTGCTGGGATGATGACGCCACCGGCGCCAATGCGCTTGGGACTGCGGTGCGGAGTGCGTTGCAACGATATGGATCGTCAACCGGTACGGTAGAAATCGAAACCATCTTTATTGAGGATCAACAGGAAATTCCAGAGCGGGATACCGATGAAAACGTGTATCGGATTTCTATTGATGCCATTGTGCATTATAAGGAGTAGTCGCGCATTATGGGCAATTTCGTTTTAAAAAATCAGAAAATCCTGATGGGGCCTTATCATCTCACCAGCCGGGCCAATGCGGTGGCGTTAAGCCAAAGTCAAGCCGCGTTGGATGATACCACATTTGGGCAGGATACCATGTCCAATTTGCCGGGCTTGAAAAGTGTGACCTTTAGTGTCTCCGGTTTATATGACCCGGACCCCGCGTATGATGGTGGTTTGTCCAGCCAGTTGGGCTTGACCAATCGCCCGTTCAGCGTAACGGATAGCAGTTCGGATGGCGCGTTGGCTTATTTCGTCAATGCGATGATTTCCGAATATACGCCCTTTCAGAATAGTGTCGGTGAGCTGGCCGGGTTTTCGGCGGGTGGGGTGGCTACCAAAGGCACCAGCGCAACGGCGGATCTGGTTCGCGGTCAGGTGGGATACTGGACGGAGAATTTTACCACCAGCGCCAATGGGACATCCATTAACCTGGGGGCGGCCACGTCCAGTCAAAAAGTGGCAGCGGCGGTACATATTCTCAATGTGCCATCCACTACGCATAGTGTTTTGCCCACGATTCAATCGGCAGCATCCAGCGCGGCTTCCTCTTCCCAATGGACGACGCGATTTACATTCAGCACCTTTACGGTGGCCGGTTCCAGTTTTATCAGCAGCACTGGCAATATTACGGATACCTGGTGGAGGGTAGTCCATGCCACGGTATCTAGTTCTCAGTCGACCGGTATTAGCCTGGTCGGCGTATTCGGGATCTATTAATATGCTTAAAATCATCAGTGACG